TCAAGATCAGCCTCATTGCCTTTTATCATAATTACATTATTTAAAAATCTTGGTCTTTCATATCTTGCAACTCTTGGTGATTTAAAAAATATTGGATTGTCTGCGCTTGTTTGAAATACTGGATCTGTTACAGCAATAACATTGTCATAGATTGGAGCATCTAGCGCAGCAGATTCTGTGTCAATTGCCACTGCTGCTGCTGTTGTTACATATTGCCAGTTTTCTGTTTGTGTAAACGCAAATACTGTCTTGCTATCATATGCTCCAGCAGATGGGTTGGAACCTGCAGAATATATTCCAATTTCAGATATTTCATATCTTTCTTCTGTTGGTAATTCTGCTGTTAAAACAATTTTATCTACACCGTCTTCATTGACAAAACCTCTAGAGGATATTGGAACACGAAACATTTCAAAGTCTAAATTTGTTTTTGTTGAATAATCGCCAATTTCATCGGCGGTATCTAGTGGGGTAGCGCCACAACCAATAGCAATATAAGAGGCATAGGCAGGGGCCTGCCCAAGTAAATACTTTGCAATAATAGATTTACCAGTATTGGTTATCATGAGGTATAGTCTCCAAGATCTGCTTCATATATTGTACCACTTACGCTAATCTGTGTTTCTATTTGTTCATCAGCATTTATGTTGATAAACTCAATAATTAGGTCTCCTGTTGCGTTAAGGTATACGTTCTCTCCGTTAGGCCCATTGCCAATTTGTGGAGTCTTGTCTTCTAGTTTAATTGAAAATCCAGCAAAAAATTTGTCTGCGGTTTGTTGTAGGCTAAGAATATTACTTGGATTATACCTTTGTTGAATGGCTGAAAGGTTTTTAATTGGCTGATACGATATTTTTTGCCCATTAACAATATCAGACCTTGTTATGCTAATTAATTCTTGACCACCAATATTTTCAAATATTTGATCAAACATTCCGTCTGTGGGAACAGATTCTTCATCAAATAATATAATATCCAGGGTTGCAGTTTTAACTGGTGGTGGTGGAGGTAAGACTGTTGCTGGCAAGGTTGGGGTTGGTGGCGTTGCACTTACCTTAAGGCTAAATGACCCTGCACCAAAATCTAGTATAGATTCTTGTTGCTGTGATTGATAAAATGGCTCGTTAGACTTTTCTTCTGCTTTTCTAAAATCTCCTGGAGTATAAGGTTTTGGAGTTTCATATCCAGTTTCTGTACGGACAGTTCCCAATGGAATTGGACCAACAAATAATCCGTTTGATGTTGATGGTTTATAAGGAGTAGTTATGGGGGTTTTAATTTTTACAGGAGGAGTAACGCCAGGTTCCCAGGGGCTGTACTTTGAGGGACCAGTAAATTCTGGCTCCTTTTTTGTTGTAACGGTAACTTTTTTAGGAGGAGTTCTATCCTCTCTTTTATTTGAAGTAGAGCCTCCACCGTCAATTATGGGTCCAGAATATCTCACATTACACCTCCGCCAAATAAATAGTCATATCTGGACCATTTATTTTTCTTGCATACTCAATATTATAAACTATAAATCTAGAGTTAGTTGAAGTAACTAAATCTAAGTTATTAGAATCTTTATAATTAATTGTTACTATATCTCCAAGTTGAATTGTTGGAGTTGCAAATATTTTTAAACCAATTGATTTTTTAGGAACCATAAGTTTGTCTATCATCCAGCCCATTAAATTTTCTGCATCATCTTGGGTCTGTATATATGGAGTGTCCAAGGTAAACTCGTTGTTTCCATAAATCATTCTGCTTCTTTTAATTTCATCAAACCTTTGTTTTTCAACTTGCGGAGAAACAATTTGAGAAGGTCCAGTTAATAGTGGGTTAGAAAAATTGCTACGTTTTTTAAAGTATTCGTCAACTGTTAACTCATGTGTAGTGTCTTGTGTAAATGTAACACCTTGAATTCTTAGGTAGTTACCGCTTGTTTCATCAAGATTTAGTGCTGTATCTGTAGCATTAAATATTAAAAACTCAGCACCATAAGAGTCTGCATAAAAACCAGATGAGACATAGCCTTTAATATTATTAAATGTTGGTGATAGTTTAGCGTAAAGTGCTGGATATGCACGATCATATTTAACATCAAAATAAGCACATTCTCTCATTATTGAGCCAAATTCATCAAAATATAAATTGTACTTAGGTGGTTGCTGGGCACTAATCCCAGATAAGTACGTTGATTGAACCATACCGCTCATTGCATATTTTCTTAAAGATTCGCTAGCACTTATTTCATTATCTCCAAAAGCAGAAGATAAAGTTTCTCCAACTGTAAAAACGCTATTTTGAGAATAGTTTTGTGACAAAGCATAAATGTTTTCAAACATAACTCTAGATGAACCACGAACAAATGGGGCCATATTATTGTATATTGGGAGTGGGTCTGGATCGTCTACAACTTTAATCAACTGGTTGTTAATATATAGATAGAACCTTCTTATTTTTCCTATGTCTTGATACTCTACGGCTAAATCATATACCGTTGGATTTTCTTCACCAGCCATTCTGTACTGCCCCGTAAACCTGCCGTCGTCAACTGTAATTTTTGCTAGACCACCGTAAAGTTTTACAGGAATTGCATTGTTGTTAGACGCATCCTTTTTAATTTTATAAAAAACAACATTGTTAATAGAAATTTGTGATTTATTATTTTTATCTAATTTTAAATACGACTCTATATTATCTTCTGTTAATGCAGCAATTTCAAAATAATATCCATTGTTAGTAGTCGGATTAAGCAATACTGCAAGACCTCCTGAGCCACCACCAATACTTACGTTTTGATCTGGTTGAACTCCAGCAACCTGGTAATAAGTTGTGCTTCCATTTGGCGTTTGACTACGACGTTCATTATTTTCAATCTTTCCAATAATACGCATTCTTGTTCCAAAATGTTTATAAGAATTATCTAATTCCTTGTAAACATAAGAAACTAAATCAATTGGAGTCTCAGTTGTTTCAAAAGTTGGACCATTCATTACTAGCGCTGATGACTGAATTGTTCCAGTTTTAGGAGATATAGTTGAGTTAACTGGAGTCTCTGTTGTATAACTTGAAGACATAAAGTTTTTAATTGTTCCGCCTCTTGATGTCTGTTGTGCTTTAGAGTTATTAACTCCTGCTGCCCCAATTGCAGTTGCTGGCAAAGAAATATCTTCAAGCAAATTAGTTGTAAACAAATATTGAGTTTCCATGTCGCAGCCTCTAACATAGGCATTATTTGACCAATAGGTGTCTATTCCAGCAGTATGACTTGTTATTACTGTTCCAAATTGAGCACGTCCATGCTCATAAACTGCGCCATTTTGTAAACGAGTAACACCATCAACGTCTTCGTAAAATGGAACTGTATAAATTCTTACTAAGCCAGTCGGGTATATTTTTCCATTAAAGGGTAAAGATCTAAAAAAGTTTTGATACTCTTGATTATTTGTAATCCATACATTACTACTGCCCTGTCTGTGAGAAACTCTCCATGCCTGGATTTGTTCACCCTTTTGTGCTTCTGTAATTTCTCCATTTGCAACTCTTTTGTCTAAATTATCAATAACGCTTGTTGGTGCTAATCTCCCAGGTAAAACAATTTCTGGTTTAGATTCATCTAAATTTATGCCGTCTGATAATATTGGATACCAAATTGCAAGGGTAACGTTAAACTGTGCAGCATCATATCTAATAACTTCTCCATTAGAATAAAAGTATCCTTGATATCTTGTAAGCCAATAAACGTTTTCTCCAAGATCAAAAACATTGTTTACTATTTTACGATTAACAACACTTGGTGGAGATATAGTAAGGTCAGAATTTAATGGCATTGCTCCTAAAACATACTTACCCTGTTTAGACGCAACCTCATTAATTGTTTTGGTTGAATCTGTTCCAGATACTTCCCATAAAAGTGCTGGTTTATAAATCCAAGTTTTATCTATATCAATCATACTTGCTTGACGAATAGACCCGTATGATCTTTGAATATACCTAGTTGTATAATTAATCTTTCCGTTATTATAAACTTTTTTATCTTCAGATGCAATTGAAATAATATTTGGAAGCGTTCCAGAAGATAAGTTTTCAATAATACCGCTAACAGATTGATTATTAGATCCAGATAGAGTCATACTGGAAGTTCTATCACCTATATCTGGAAGCATATAGTTTTTGCTCATTACAATAAAGTTGTTGTATTCATCAAAAAACATTGCTGTTTGTGTAGACACTGCAAGTTGATTTAACACTTCTGCTACCGTTTGATCTGGAGCAATAAAAAAATATGGAATGATTGGGTCTGGTTCGTTTGTTGTTCTATAAAATGCATAATTGCTAAACCCGATATAATCAAGAATTAAACTAATTGCATAACTAAGCGATACCTCTGTTACCAACATTCTAGGTGCAGGCATAGATTCTAAAAAGAAATAAAAGTCTCTTAAAGATATTTCTAATGTACCAGCAGTAACGGTTGCTTGTGGAAATCCATCAGAATAAAGTGTTTTAATTGGAACCCAATAGTCAAATCCACTTACATTTAATATTTTTTCATAAAAATTAAATTTAATATTTTTATCAACATAATCACTAACTATGCTAGTTGTGTTATTGCTATTAAAGGCTTGGTCATCATCAAATAAAGATATGCTTCCAGTTGAAGCAAGTAATTGTCCTACTGGCAAAGCAGATGTGCCAAGATCAGAAAGAATTTTTTTAACACTATACTGTATTGTTTTATCAGATATATTAGCAACTAATCTTGGAGACATTTCAATTAAATCAAAAGTAGAATCAAATTTATTCATTTTTTCTACTACGATTCTTAGTCCACGAATATTTTGAAACTCTCTATAAATGGTTTGCCCATTTGTTGTTTCTTGAAATGATGATGGATTTGTTAAGTCTGTAACAAATGTTGTCTTATTGTCAATTTTCTCACTTCCTAATACCCAACCATAAACAGGAGTAAATGTGTCATATGTGTCAGTGGTGCTGTTCCAAACATAATAAGTTCCAACACTTCCTGCATTTGAAATAACTAAATACGCATATCCGTTTATTGATTCGTTTGGTAGTAGCGTAGATGAAGAAAAAGTTTCTGCAAAAACAAAACTGTCCTTAAAATTATCTGGAATATTTTTCAATCTATACTGTAATTCAACATACCCGTCATGAGTAATAACTGGAGATCCATCTTCACGCACATCATTTTCATTAAATACATAAGCATCTACCCAATTATTTTCTTCAAGATATTGAACTTTCCATCTTGTTGGGGTTGTTTTGTTTGCGTTACCAAAAAAAGGATCAGCAAAAGTTCTAGAAATATCAGTAAAGTCTCCTAGATTTATATCTCCAACATTAGTCTGCATTTTTACAATGATCCTGTTTGCTGGTACATTTTCTTTATAAACTACAAATGGGGCAGTATCATCTATATAGTAATTACCATTAACTATAGTTTTAGCAATACCTCTTTCAATACCATTTTCAGTTCTAAAAGACGTAAAATATTTAAATTGGTCATAGCGTGATGCCATGTAATATCTTGGCCTTCTAGCAAGATCGCTGCCAGAGTTTGACAAGAACTTACCCTTAAAAGCAACTGCTTTATTAATACCAGATCTAGGTCTAAATGGCTTTATGCAATCTTCTAATGAGTATAAAAGTTTATTTTTTTCTTTTATAGATTTAAAAGTTTGTGGTGTTCCATCATTTTCAAACCCTCCATCAACAACAACATCTGCATCTGTTGCTCCAGTATAAAATAGTCCAGCATCTGCGCTATCAAATGTATTGGGTAGTGTTAAGAATTGAGAATTTTGTTCTTGAGATCTATATCTGTAATTGCCAAGTTTAAATATATTATCTGGCATATTCATGTTCCACTCAGCCAGAACCAATGACTCTGTCTGTATTGTTGCAGATGTCTCAAAGTGGTTTTTTAGGTCGGCACTTTCAAACATTTAAACTTCTTCCAGTGTTGCCGATATGTTCCAAAGATCGTGATTTGTTGCCCCACGTTTTACGACTGAATAATTAAAATCTGCAAAATAAACTTCAATAATTTGATTATATCTGTTCAAACCAGAGTACTCATAATTTTGTCCTTCTAGGTTTGTATATTTATCATAAGCAAGGTACATAAAAAATGGACCTTGATGTGTCTCATACCAATCAAGAAGTTCTACCCCACCTGCACCACCATCTGCTGTGTACTCTGTTGTAGATCCTTCACTTGGTGATACTCCTGTTGTTGAGTTAAAGTTAGGCAATCCTGAATACCCTCTTGAGGGCAGCATGTTCCAAGATACAGACATAGTTAGTTTATCTGCAATATGATATGAACGCATACGACCATTAATTGTTCTTTGACGTTGTTCAATTCTTTGGGTATTAAATTGCATATCCCCTCTATTATGATCAGATAAAATAATAAACTGGTCTAAGAGGTTTGGATCTGTTTCTGTTGTGGAGGCCCCTACCTCTACACCAGTAGGCACGTATAGGCCATTAGAGAGGGTTCCAGCGTTGTTTGACCATAAGATACCCTGTGGTCTGGTATACCTGCGTCTACCCGTTAAATAAGCACTAGTAGCCATTATCGCCTCTGTCCTCTAATTCTTTGTGAATCAACATTTTTAATTTCTCTCATTACCGCATTGGCAATATCTTTAGCATTTCCATTAGAGCCATTAATACTGAATCCTAAATTATAATTATACACTGCCGTTGAGTTATCGCTTACAGATGTTGAAATGTTATTTACTGGAACTTGGGTTTTACCGCCTTCGCCAAGCATTCCAGGATATTTGGATTCATTTATTCTTTCAAGTAGTGGTCCATATGCTTGCGATGCTGCTTTATTCATAACAAACTCTCCAGGAGTTAGCATCGTTGGTACGGTATCGGATCCCATCGCCCTACCGCCAAATGCCATGTATTTTGAAATTGAACCACCATACATTTTTCCTGGTATCTTAATTACTTGGCCTGGTCTAATTAAATTTGGATTTGAAATTTGTGGGTTGGCTTTTATTACATCTGCAAGTTTTACTCCTGCCTTTGCTGCAATTCCGCTTAACGTATTACCAGATTTTACTGTAACAGTTGATCCTGTTGATCCCGCCTGACCAAATGGGGTACCCGTACCTGACGTACTAGTTACAACAGTTCTTCCATCAACAACTTTAGTTCCAGTAACTGTACTTCCTCCAGCACCTGTTGCTGTTGATCCAGTTCCTCCTGATAATCCTGAAAGACTTGCTAGATTTTTTTGATTTGTTACCGCATCACCTAATGCTTTAGCAAGTGCTGCAGCAGATCCTGCCTGAGTTAAAAGTGATTCATTAAACGGAATGCCTGCTTTTTCTGCTGCTTCAATAAGTCTAGCAAGACTATCAATTTCTTCTTTAGTTTTTCCAGCATACAAAGCAGCATTTTTTAGTACATCAACTTCAGAATTTAATGCCTGAATATTTCTATTAATTGAATTAATTGTAGTTTCAATTGTATCTTTCTTTTGTTGCAAAGTTAATAGCGATTCTTTTTCAATTGTGTTAATTTGTAATTGAAGTTCTTTGTTTTGTTTTTCAATTGCAACTCGTCCAAGTGCTTTAATTTGAGCATCACGGGTATTTGTTAAAGCCTCTTTTTGTCCAGTTACGGCAGATGATGCATTTTCTGCCCTTGCCTCTTGAGCAAGTTGTGCAGCAGCAGATATGTCTCCACGAGTAAGTGCATCAGCGATAGAGAGTCTTTGTTTTTGAATATTTGAAATATCTTGATTAATGGTTGCAATTTTATCTAAAGCCTCTATCTGTGTATTATATTTTTCATTAATTGCATCTTCTTGTAAAGATATTGATTCAAGAGCAAAATTATTTGCATCAATTGTGGCCTGTATTGGTTTAATTTGAGAATCTGTAATTCTTTCAATTTCATCATTTACTTTTTGTAAATTCTTTTCTTGAGTTTTTAAGGCATC